CCTTCAATGAACTTTATATTTAACTTAGAAGGTAGAGCTGACAACAAAGGGGAATATGAAATAGCCTATTTGCCGTTTATAAATTCACAGATAATGATAAACTATCAACACAATAACCACACAAAGATAGCTTATCCAATTACCACTTTTAAAGACTCGTACGAATATGCACTTTCTTGAATGCTATGCTTTAAATTGCGGTCTTAAAATAGATAGGCCATTCATAGAAGAGGAGCCTTGCGAAATCCCAACCGGAGACTACATAACTTTTCATGGCACTCATTCATTTCAATCAAAAAGCTATGATTTCTGGCAAGAGGTAATAGATTTTACAAAAGGGTCTTTTCCTAGTATATCTATAGTTCAACTAGGTACTGAGTCAAGTGAAAGGAAGTATGATAATACAGAAAATTATTTAGGCAAAACTAATTTTAATCAGTCTGCCTATCTGATGAAAAGAGCCAAACTTCATTTTGGCATAGATAGTTTCCCCGCCCACTTAGCTTCATGCTTTGAGATACCCAGCGTAGTTCTTTATTCCCACACTTATAAAGAGCAATGCTATCCATTTTTTACAAAGCTGAAACATCTAAGGCTAATTCAAGCTCCACTAAATACTGCTAGGCCAAGCTATAACAACAAGGAAGAAGTCCCTTGTATAAATAACGTTAGACCATTAGAAATATCTGAAGCTATAGATGAACTTCTCAGTAATACTTAATACCAGAAAGCGGCCGATGTATCTAGATTCGGCCATAGCATCTGTTATAGAAACCGCTGACAACCCAGATTTAGTAGACTTTTGGGTAAGATACGACAATGACGACGAGCTAACTGCGCAATATGTAAAAACTGACCCTTACAATATACGAAAAGTTAAATTTTTATCGGGTCCAAGACCAAACAATTTACATAAAGAGTTGAATTTGCTAGCCGCCTCAAGTAGCGGCCAGTATATCTTAGTTTTTAATGACGATTGCTTAATGCAAACAAACGGATGGGACACTCATGCTTGTGCTTTTTTGGACAACTCGTTCCAAGACGGAATATGTTACGGACAAACTTCGGATACGAGCGCGGATAAACCTCAAGGCGCGGAATATTCTTCATTTCCTATAATATCCAGAAAAGCTTTGAATGCTTTGGGCTATCTCATGAAAGAGGAATTTGTTGGACTGGGCGGAGATAGTTCTATTTACAGAATATACAAAGAGGTTGATAGAGTCGTTGACTTGAAAGAAATAGTTATAGACCACATATTCCACAATACAATAGAGAAAGTCATGTCGCCTGACGAGACAGCGCAGCAAATGAGAGAGAACTCTTGGCGTGACAAAGTGGACCCCTTTTCTATTAACATAGAAAAAGATTTGGAAAAACTTAGAAAATCTTTATATAATTAGTTGTGGACAGAAAATACTTACCTACCTTCGCCGAACTAGCTGACAGAATGTCTATCTGCATTCTTAAGTCTATTTTTATTCCAGAAAATAAAGAAGCCTACGACCAAGAGGTAAACGACATAAAACACGATTTGGATAAAATTTGTGAAGAAAGAGACATTAAACTAAACTCTGACATAGTTAAGTCTCTTATGATTATTATGCTTTCTAATAGATATATTTGGGAGAACGAAAGCAAATGTAGAAGCGGCGAAAATCAAGACTTGTCTGCCTTGAAGCTGACCCACTCAATTAATGGAGTTAGGAATACAGCCAAGAATGTTTTATCAAAAGGCTTAGGAGAAAGAGTCGATTTAAAGATTGATTGTTTGGCGGCAGAATTAAAATCAGAGTTTCAAAACTGGGACATATTTTAAATGAAAGTTCTTATTACAGGAGGCGCAGGATATTTAGGAACTGTACTGACCGAGGAGATACTTAATAGATTTCCTTACGCAAAGGTTATCGTTTACGATAACTTGATGTACAAGCAGGACGGACTCTTTAGTTTTTTTAAATATCCCAAAGAAAGGTTTGAGTTTGTCTACGGAGATGTAAGAGACAGAAATTCTTTACTAGAGCAGTTACAAAAGCTAGATAAAGACAACGACTACGTTATTCCTCTGGCTGCAATTGTCGGCTTCCCTGCTTGTGCCAGAGACGAAAAGCTTGCTGCAGCAGTTAACTTCGAGCATGTAAAGTATATTGTTCAATCTACTAAATGCAGGATAATTTACCCTAACACAAACAGCGGATATGGAGTCAGTGACGGCGAGGCTCATTGCACAGAAGAAACCCCTCTTGCGCCTATCTCTGTTTACGGCAGAACAAAGTGTGACGCAGAAGAATGGGTTCTCGGCGCTGGCCACACTTCTCTTAGGCTGGCTACTGTATTTGGCACTTCTTACAGGTTCAGAAAGGATCTGCTTGTAAACGACTTTGTTCTGAGGGCTGTCACAGATAGCTGCATCACTTTATTTGAAAGTTCTTTTAAGAGAAACTTCATACATATTAGAGATGTCGCTCATGCTTTTATCCATATGTTTGGACATAGATCGCATCCAAATACTGAAGGGACAACTATTTTTATAGACGATGACAATAATCCTTTTAACCCATATGGCCAATCTTATAACGTCGGTCTGTCTAGCGCTAATTTTTCAAAGTTTGAACTCTGCGAAAAAATCAAAGAGCACGTTCCGGGATTTGTCATCACGACAAGTGAAATAAACTCTGACCCAGATAAAAGAAACTATATAGTTAGCAATGACAAGCTTGAAGCCACAGGCTGGGAAGCTAGAGTAGATATAGACAAAGGCATCCAAGAGCTAGTGAGAGCATATCAAGTGTTCAGTAAAGCTAACGTAAAACATACTAATCTATAATGGACGTATTATTTGTATCTCCAAATAATTCTGGCGCAGTATATCAAGATTTATCCAACGACTATAGCGCAATAGAGCCTCCCACTTGGGCTTTACTCTTAGCTCAAGCCGCTAGAAGCAAAGGTTATAACGTAGGCATACTAGATACTCTGGCCGAAAATTTATCTGATAAACAAAGTTTAGAGAGAATAAGCTCTCTTAAGCCTAAGCTTATTTGCTTTGTTGTTTACGGGCAAAATGTTAACGCTGGTGTCGTCAGTATGAGCGGAGCCGTGAGGCTCAGCACGTACATTAAAGATAATCTATCTATACCTATAGCTTTTGTAGGCTCGTATGTGCAAGCTTTACCTCTCAAAGCTTTAAGCGAAGAGCCTTCTATAGATTTTGTATTTACTAATGAAGGAGTAAAATCGCTATTAAGAGTTTTGTCTCTTGGAGATATAAATGAATCGACCCTTACTAACGTAAAAGGAATAGCTTATAGAAAAAATGGAGAGCCTACTTTTAACCCACCCGAATCTGTCGTAACTGATTTAGATGAAGATTTACCGGGTTACGCTTGGGATCTTTTGCCAGATTTAAATCTTTATCGAAGCCCTATGTGGCACGCAGAATATGACGAAGATTCTAGAACTCCTTATGCAGCTATTCAAACTTCTTTGGGTTGTAAGTTTAGTTGCAACTTTTGTATTATCAATATTATCAACAGAGACGATAATCAAGAAACTGGAGTGGCTGGTAACTATAGTAAAATGAGATACTGGTCTCCAGAGTTTATTATAAAAGAATTTGACAAACTTGCAGAGCAGGGAGTCTTTACTATAAAGATAACCGACGAGCTTTTCCTACTTAACAAAAAATTCTACGTTCCAGTTTGTGAAATGTTAAGCAAAAAATGGTATGTAGATAAATTAAAGCTTTGGGTTTATTCTAGAATTGATACTGTTTCTAATCCAGAAACGCTTACTCTTTTAAGAGACGCTGGCGTTAAATATATAGCTTTAGGAATCGAGTCTAGTAGCAGAGAAGTTAGACTTGAAGTGTCTAAAGGTAAATTCAAGGATGTTAAGATAAAGGAGGTGGTTGATCAAATTCATGACGCAGGTATAGAAGTCATGGCAAATTATATATTTGGGCTTCCGGGAGACACAATGGAAACGATGCAGGAGACTTTAGATTTAAGTTTAGAGCTTTGTACTTCTGGATGGAACGCTTATGCAGCAATGGCTCTTCCGGGAAGTCAGCTATATGCCGATGCTGTCGCCAAAGGTCACAGGCTCCCAGAAGAATACTCTGGATATTCTTTTCATTCTTATGATTCTGTTTGCTCCGAAACAGACTCGCTAAAGCCTTGGCAGATCCTAAAATTCAGAGACGAAGCTTTTAATAAGTACCATATGAACGAAAAGTTTTTGGAAAGAATAAAATCCAAGTATGGGCAAAAACAGGCTGACAACATTAAAAAAATGTGCAGGATCACTTTAAAAAGATTGCTCGTAGAAGAAGCTGAAGAAATAGCATGAAACACCCATTAATGTCAGACAATATTAGCAAGGAGGACTTAAACGTCTTAGTTGATTTCTTGTCACAAGACCCTCAACCTATACTTACTAATAATAAAAGAGTAAAACAATTCGAAAAAGAGTGGGGGCAATGGCTGACCAATGACCCAACTCGGCTCTGCATGCCAAATAATATAATGGTCAACTCTGGGTCTTCCGCTAACCAGATTACCTTTTTATCTTTAAAGCAAATTCTACCAGAAGGTGCAGAAGTTATAGTTCCGCCAATTACTTGGATATCAGATATATCTGCAGTTTTGCAGAACGGGTTTACTCCTGTATTCTGTGACATCAATCCAAAAACTCTCGCTATAGACGAAGACGAATTAGAAGAAAAAATTACTAGGAAAACTAAAGTAGTATTTTTAACGCATGTTTTAGGATATAACGGGCTAACAGATAAAATACTAAAGTTATGCGAAGATAATGATTTAATTTTAGTAGAAGATGTTTGCGAGTCTCATGGCGCGACTTTCAAAGGAAAGAAGGTCGGAACTTTTGGTAAGATTTCAAATTTCTCTTTTTATTATGCTCATCATATGACCTCTATTGAAGGAGGAATGGTAAGTACTGATGATCCTGAGATATACCAATTCTGCAGAATGTTCAGATCTCACGGTATGGTCAGAGAAGCTTCTAGCGATACTCTTAAAAACGAGTATATAGAAGAGTATCCAGATCTAAACTCAGATTTCATCTTTGCGGAAGCGGCTTACAATTTCAGAAGCACTGAAATCAACGCTGTCCTTGCGTCCAACCAGCTTAAAAGACTTGACGCTAACAACAAGCGCAGAAATGAAAACTATTATACTTTCATGAACAATCTAGACTCAGAAAAGTTTAGAACTGACTTGAATCATGAAGGCAACTCTAATTATGCGTTCACTCCCATCCTAAATGAGCCTGACTTTAATTTAAGAGATAGGATAGAGGAAAAACTAAAAAAGCATGACATAGAGTTTAGAAGAGGCCTGTCTGGAGGCGGCAGCCAAATTCGCCAACCTTACATAGAAAAATATGTTAAGAATTTTAATATCAAAATCAATGGTGTCTACAAGGCTCCTGACCCACTAGACTATCCAGAAGCGGATCACTGTCACCACTTTGGATGGTACATTGGAAACTATCCCGAGCTAGAGGAGTCTAAGATTAACTATATAACTGAAATACTAAATGAAAACTAATCTAACGCCACAAGATTTAATATCTTTCGAGGAAGAGATAGGGGAATGCTTTAATAATGCAGAAATTAGAGCTCCAATTCATTTATATAGTGGCAATGAAGAAAAGATAATTAAAATATTTGAAGATGTAAAAGAAGAGGATTATGTATTTTGCACTTGGCGAAGCCACTATCAGTGCTTGCTAAAGGGCGTGCCTAGAGATCGACTTAAGAAAGACATATTGGCAGGAAAGTCCATAACCTTATGCTACCCAGAGTACAGAATTTTCTCTTCCGCTATTGTAACCGGCAGCATTCCTATCGCAAATGGCAGAGCTTTAGCCGAAAAGAGAAAAGGCTCTACGGCGAATGTTTGGTGCTTCGTTGGAGAAATGACCTCTGAAACAGGTTCGTTCCACGAAAATGTAAAGTATTCTACTTCTCAAAATCTCCCGATTACTTGGGTGGTGGAGGACAATGGCAAAAGCGTCTGTACTAATACAAGAGAAACTTGGAATATGAAGAACCTTTCTTACGAAGAGCTAGATCTACTTAATTCAAGAGGCAATGTTATATATTACAAATACGACACAAAATATCCACATGCTGGAGCAGGCAAAAGAATCCAATTTTAATGAAATATTTTGATGAGCTAAAAAGATCTATGGAATGGCTTGGAGAAAAGCCAGACACGCTATTCATAGGTCAAGCTGTTGAGGTCGCGGGCACGGGCATGAGCAACACCCTAAAAGATGTGGCTAAAGAAAAGCTTATTGAGTTTCCTGTCTGCGAAGATATGCAAATGGGCTTTACGAACGGTTTGGCTTTAGCTGGAGACAACGTGCCTGTTTCTATTTTCCCTAGATGGAATTTCTTGCTTCTGGCTACAAATCAAATCGTAAATCACTTAGATAAAATACCTGAAATGTCTGAATACAGACCAAAGGTTATCATCAGAACATCTATAGGATCAGAAAGGCCCTTGCATCCACAGCATCAACATGTTGGGGACTATACAGATTCTTTTAAACTTATGGCTCCAAATATAGAAGTCGTTAGACTAAATGAACCAGAAGAAATATTCGAGTCTTACCAAAAAGCATACGAGAGAGAAGACGGAAAGTCTACCATACTTGTAGAGTGGGGGGACTATTATAATGAAAAATGAAGGCAAGGTAGATATTAGTTTTTTAATGTCTTCTATCAAAAGATATGAAGACTTTGGAATAAACTTTGTTTCTTCAATTTACCAACTCTCAAAAGGAAGTAGGTATACTTTTGAAATCATAATTTCTCATCCAGACAAAATAGATGACGATAGGGTTATCTGGCTTGAAGAAAAAGAAAACTTGGGGCAAGAAGTTGCTTTCAATAACTGTGCAAAAATAAGCAAAGGTGACTATCTGGCTATTTGCGTTGACGATCATTTTGCAATAGGAGACATATTTGGAGTTATAGATTTTTTAAAATCTGATTTATTTAAAGATAGAAAGTTCAAAATAACAACTTTAGCAGGAGGGCTAACAGATGAAATTACGTTTGTCGAAGAGGGCCCTACCCATAGGAATTTGCTGCAGGCAGAAAATGTTTTCAGCATGCCAAGATTTCATGTCACACCTTTTCCAATTGTCGAGAGAAGCACTTACGAAAACCTTCTGGGCGGGCACATCATGCACCCAAAACTTTGGAGCATGGCTGATTGGTATCTAGGGGCTTTCCTGTATTACAATGGAGAGCAGGCAATTCAGTACAATGGAGCTAAATACCACAGATTACCAAATGACCCAATGACCGTTCAAAGCGAATTAAAAGACTTTTTAATAACATACAACTCTGTATACAAACTAATAAAAAACTACAAGAAAGGAATGGATTACGTATACGATATAGAATGCGATATCTATAAACCAAAAAATGTTTGATATATCAGTAATAATACCGGGCATTCGTCCAGAAAACTGGGCAAGAATATATGAAGAACTTGATTCTACTTTTAAAAAAAATAAATTTGAAGTTATTTTTATAGGCCCAAAGATTCCAAGTAATTATTTTGACGATAAACTCAATTTTAGATATGTCAGAGATTTTGGGCATCCAAGCAGATGCGTACAGCTTGGAGCTACATTAAGTGCAGGAGAATATATCTGCTGGATACCAGACGATATAAAATTAGAAATAGGCTCACTGGAAGAATGCTTGGAGCTGTTAAAGACAATGCCGAAAGAAGACGGTATGACACTCAGATACTCCGAAGGAAAAAACTTTACAGGCACTCAAGATCAAGATGATTCATACTGGATTGGAGCTACTCATGCAGATCAAGCTAGACTAGGAATATCAGCTCACTGGAAAATAGCTCCTTTGTTTATGTATAATAGAAATACCTACTTTGAGTTTGGCGGTATCGATTGTAGATTTGAGCATGTAAATTTCAATACTCACGATTTAGCATATAGAATGCAGAATTTTGGCAGTACAATTTATTCGTCTCCAAGTAAGGTTTTAAGCGCGGACTGGACTCCTAATGACCCAGTCGTATCTTCAGCGCACCACAATCATGATTATCCTCTAATGGCCGAAATGTATAAAGCCTCAGGAGCGGACAGGAAAACTAATACTCATAATTGGGATGCGGAGAGTCCATACTGGGAAAGAAGGAATTACAAGCTATGAACAAACTACACCTAGGCTGTTTTCATAAAAAAATTCATGGATTTACAAATGTAGATATAAGAGAAGACGTACAGCCAGATTTAGTTGATGACGTCTTCAAGCTTGAAAATGTAGAAAACGAATCTGTTGATTTAATATATGCTTGCCATGTACTTGAGCATGCCAACAGACAGGAAGCTTCTGAAGCTATGAAGAGGTGGTTCTCTGTGCTAAAGAAAGGGGGAATACTAAGGCTCGCTGTCCCTGACCTACAAGCAGTTTTCGAGCATTATATCTGCCATAAAGACCTAAAGATGCTAGAGTGCTTTTTGTACGGCTCGCAAAAACATCCGTACGATTTCCACTATTCTGGCTGGGATTTCAAGTTACTTGAGACTGATTTAACAAAAGCTGGTTTTAGTTCAGTAGAAAGATACGACTGGAGAGATACTGAGCATTTCTATATAGATGATTACAGCCAATCTTATCTTCCCAAGATTTCTTATACAAGTAGGCAAAAAAGAGGTATAATAGAAGGGAAGTTGATGAGCTTGAATGTAGAAGCGGTCAAGTAATGAAAAAAGTATTAGTAACAGGTGGCGGAGGTTTGGTAGGAAATTCAATCAAAAGGCTTTCTCAAAGCTATGATTATGACTTCGTGTTCACTACCCGAGAAGACGGCAATCTAACAGTAGAAAGTGATGTAAGAGATTTATTTGAAAAGCATAAGCCGGATTATGTCATACACACGGCTGCAAAAGTAGGAGGGATTGCGGGCAATTTATCGGCGCAAGCAGATTTCTTTTATCAGAACCTGTTGATGAATGCGTATATGATTCATCACGCTGCAGTCAGTAACGTAGAAAAGTTTTTTGCTTTTACTTCTGTTTGTGTTTTTCCAGACGGCAAAGAGATGGAGGAAAGCAATATGCACGCTGGCCCGCCTTTTGAAGCGAATTTCGCATATGCCCACGCAAAGAGAATGGTAGATGTACAGATAAGAGCCTACAAAGATCAGTACAAAGTAAATAATTATTGTTCTATTATTCCCGGAAATATTTTTGGAGAAAATGATTTGTTTGATCTAGCCTCCGGTCACGTTATACCTTCTCTGATCCACAAGATGTACAAAGCAAAGCATGAAGGTGGTGATTTTGTTGTGTGGGGCGACGGGTCAGCAATCAGAGAGTTTTTGTATGTAGATGATATTTCTAGAATTATTTTACAACTTTTAGAAAAAGAAGATGTACCAGAGAGACTTCTAATCTCAGGAGAAACTCAGTATAGCATTAAAGAGATAGCTGAAACTCTTAAAGAGGTCGCAGAGTATCCAAGAGAAGTTGTTTACGACACTTCAAAACCAAAAGGTCAAGCGGCTAGGAAATCTAACCTTACTCTACTTAAGAGCCTGTTTCCTGAATTTGAATTCACTAACTTAAAAGAGTCTCTAAAGAAATCTTATCTTTGGTTTGAAAATAATTATCCTAACGTTAGATTATGAGTAAAGTTTTAGCCGTATTTAATACTTGCGGAATCTCCGGAAGAGAGAATGTATTCTCTTATGTAAAATCAATAGAGTCAATTCTAGCGCAAGATTTTGATGATTTTAAAGTAGCGCTCTCTAGCTGCAAGAACACTCCGGATTCAATAAGTCAATTACAAAACGTTTTCTCAAATAGAATAACGTTTAATGTAATTCAAGACTTAGTTCCTGTTAATGTATCTTTTAATCATACTGTGCAGAAAAACGTCGAGCACTTTGGGAACTTTGACACTTATCTATACATAGACTCCGGTATTACTTTTGGGAATCAATTTTCTACTAACGACGAAGTAATAAAAGATCTATATACTTTGCATAAAGAAAAGAACTGTGGCATGACTTCTGGCAGAACTGACACAGACGCTGGCACTTGGCTTTGGTATGACGAAGGAAAAGATCGTCATGACGAATCAGGCCAAGAGACTTTATTCAAAGATGGACATTTTAAGATACCTTTAGGCAAAACAACTAATCTTCACGTTCAACTTTTTGATAATGAAATTTATGAAAAATTTGACAATAGATTAATGCCAGATATATTTGCATCACATTGCACAGAGTCAATTTTTTCTTTTATATGCTCTTCTATCAATAAAACTTTTTATATACATAAAGATGTTTTCCTCTCCCATCAAACTAGCATGGATGGCGCTAGTAGCGGATTCAGGCCAGAGTATGTATCTTGCAAGCCTTGGCAGCATACTTTTGTTTTACCGCATCCACAGACTATAGACAATATCATAAAAGATCCAGAAATGTGGGACTCTGGTTGTGGCTATGAAATTTGCCAAAACATAGCTCCGTTTAACCCCGATTGTTACGACGAAAACGAAAACTGCAAAGACCCGGAAAGACTAGGCAAATTCCTTCTTGATAATTTTTACTTAAAGAAGGAAGATTTCAACTACGATAAAATAGATAGCGTTTTTATAAAATGAAAAAAATTGTAGCTATGATCCCAGCTAGGCTGGGAAGCAAAAGAATACCCAAGAAGAACATAAGGCTGTTAAACAACAAGCCCTTGGTTCAGTACTGCTTAGAAGCTGCGGTTAAAGCTGACTGTTTCGATGAGATATATTTAAACTCTGAATCTGAAGAGCTATCCTCTATCGCTGAAAAATGCGGTATTAAGTTTTATAAAAGGCCAGAGCATCTCTCTTCTGATGATTCTACTAATGATCATTTTGCTTTAGATTTTTTGGAAAATATAGACGCTGATGTATTAGTTCAAATATTGCCCACTTCTCCATTCATAACAAGCGAAGAAATAAATTTGTTTACCAAAGACATGGTAGATAATGACTATGACACTTTAATCTCTGTTTGCGACAACCAAATTGAATGTCTTTATAATAATGAGCCAATAAACTTCGATAAAACAAATATCACTCCAAGATCACAAGATTTAGAGCCTGTTAAATCTTACGCCTGCTCACTAATGGCTTGGACCAAAGATAGTTATGTTAAAAATTACAAAAAGTACGACGCCGCTTACCACGGAGCAAATGGGAAAATAGGCACATTTACTCTCAAAGGTTACTCTACTGTAGACATTGATAATGAAGAAGATTTTCAATTAGCTGAAACTATAGCTAGACATATAAAACTTGGAAATAAATATCCTGTTAAATATTTGGACGACGGAGAAGTTTTTGATTCTGACAGACTTAGGATATTAATAGAAGACGGCGTAGATAATAATACCATGTATGAGTATAACAAGGAGATAACTAAAATTAATGAAATTATTTCCAAGAATCCAGATGATAAGTGCTGGTCTCATACTGTTATAAATACCAAATCTAACTCTGCTACATTGATAGCTCAAATGCCGGGAGAAGGAAATAGAATGCATTACCATTCTGATTGGGATGAATGGTGGTACATTGTCAAAGGAGAGTGGGACTGGTGGGTAGAAGGCAGAACGCTTAAGATCAAACAGGGAGATGTAGTCTTAATAGAAAGAGACAAGAAGCACAAAATTACTGCTTCCGGAGAAGGTCAGTCCATAAGGTTCGCTGTCAGCAGAGAAGACGTAGAGCACATATACATTGGAGATGGCCAAGTTTGATATATTAGCTGACTTTTCTAAAAGCAAAGGATCTTTTCTTCACGACGCAAAAAGCGGCAAAAATTATTTAGATTTATTTAACATGTTTTCATCCGTACCAATTGGATACGGACATGGAATATTTGGTGATAGATTTAAAAAAGAAATACTAGACAACGCTACAGTTAAGTTTTCTAAAGAGTCGTTTGAAAATTATTCCTTTGAAGCTTTCGATAAAGAATTTAAAGATTTTGCATTACAAGATTATGCCCATAGACACTATACTAATACTGGAGCCTTGGGCGTAGAGGCAGCAATAAAATTAATATATAAAAAGTGCGGATTTAAAAATATTGCTGTAATAAAAAATTCTTTCCATGGAATTTACGGCAGGGCTGATTCACTAACTACCAGATTCAAAGGCATAAATAAAAGGTTAGACTTCTTGCCTGAACAAGAGAATATATTCTCTATAAGCAATTTAGATGATCTAAAAAAAATTCAAAAGCTTGGTTTTGGCAAAACTAGAGATATTTGCGCTGTCATCGTAGAACCAATACAATGCACGTTTGGCGATAAGTACTTGGAGTCTAATTTCATAAATGAATTATTCGTTTACTGTAGGAGTAAAAATATAAAAGTAATTTTTGATGAAGTCCAAACTGGATTTTGCGCTTCTGGAAAAGTTTGGTACTATAAAAATTTTGAATTCGTTCCAGATATACTAGTTTTTGGGAAAAAGGCTCAGGTGTCTGGAGTAGCGTTTAATGATTTTTTCTACGAGAACGACAGAACCTTGTCGTGCACTTGGGATGGAGATGTCAATGACGCTATAAGATGTAAATACATCATAGAGGCTATCAAAAAATATAATCTTTTAGAGAACATAAAAGAAAAAGGTCTTTCGATACTTAATTTTTTAAAGTCTTTGGGTTTGGAAGCCAGAGGGATAGGAGGCATAATTTGTGTCGATTTACCCACAAGCGAAACCAGAAATAACCTTTGCGACGAACTCTTTTCGAGTCAAGTCTTAGTAAATGCCACAGGAGATAAATCAATTAGACTTAGACCTAACATTTCTATCTCCCAAAAAGAAGTTGATATATTTAAAGAAAAATTTGAACACTGTTTAAGTTCCGCTATAATATAAATTGCAATGGAGTCAAATAAAATACTTGATTTAGAAGGGATTGAAAAAAAGTTTCAAGATTTTGTATCTGATGCGCCATACCAAAAGCTCGCTAAGACTTTTTCTGAAAGACAGAACATTCTAATACTGGGCAACGGAGGAAACTATGCTGTCGCTCAACATGGCGCGGCTGACTGCTCTAGGCTTACGTCAAAGAATGTCATCTCTTTTGACAATCCTACATACATAACGTCTTCAGCTAATGATAACGGCTATGAAGATTTATTCTTGAATTGGTTAAAGAATTTGTACGATAAAAAAGTCTTTAATGAAGACAATGGAATGGTAATTGGCCTTTCTTCTACTGGAACTTCAAAAAACATTTGCGGAGCCTTAAACTGGTCTTGCTCAAAAAATGTCCCAAGCTTCATGGTGGCTGGCGTTGCTCCAGAGAACTTAAGGAACAATGACAGAAGACCTTATGATGACTTAGTGGATGATTGTATTTTTGGTGTTAAGAATTTTCATACGGCAGAAATACTTTCTCTTATGATGTTCTATCAATTAGTGGAAAGCAACGGAGATTGCTGCCCGCAGATTGATGATGAAAAAGATAGAAGGAGAAAGCTAAAGTGCAATTATGACAATCTTACTCCGTATGCTTCAAAATGATTAGAGAAGTCCAAAACGATGAACCATCCCAGCAAGCTCTAAAGTCTATCATAAATAATAGGCCGGTATTTCTTTTTGCCCAAGGCCCAACTGTACAAAAGTTTTCTGAATATAAAGAATTTTTCAAAAATAAAGATATATGCTATGTATGTATAGGAAGGTTTGAACTTTCGGAAGAGCTCGTTCCCGAACCGGGATATGACATATTGTTCAGATCAGACTTTAGATGCTATCTGCCATCAATTAAAGAAACTACAGATTTTATAAAAAGAGAGAATGAAACCGCATGGATTATTAGACATGTTGGCCCAAGCTCTCACGAATATAAAGAGCCGTATTACTTTTGGTCTCAAGATCGCCCAAGCAGTGAAGAGCAGATAGATCTTCATAGACTTTCGCATATTTCTCCAGATCAAAAAAACAACATTAAAGATTTTTGTGACAATATAAGCGAGTATAGGTCACACTCAAGAATTTACGGAGATAGTTCTGTATTCCATAATAATTCCAAATGTCCATGTACAATGGCCGCGGCTTTAAGTTTTTTATTTTATCTTGAGGTGAGCGACATATATATATTTGGTTTTGATGGCGGCCCAATCGAAGGAGATGATTACTTCAAAAGCGAGCAAAGTGATTACCTAGGAAACGGAGGCACTGATATAGCCGGAGTTATAGAGGACACAAAAAAATTCAATAAAAATTTTTGGCCCCTGTGCGACAAAGGAGAATACTATAATAGAGTTTTTAATGTTTCTCCGCAAAGCAATGTTACTAACTTAAGAAAAATTTCACACTCAGACCTAGTAGATAAGTTCTCTTGAAAAAAGTATTAGTCATAGGTGATAGCTGTCAGGATGTATTCTGCTACTGCAACTGTAGCAGGCTTGCCCCAGAGGCGCCCGTGCCTGTTTTAGATTATCAATACGAGCAGAAAAGTCCGGGCATGGCCTATAATGCTTATCGAAATATTAAGTCTCTTGGAATAGAATGCGAGATAGAAACTAATTCAAATTGGAGAGCTATTAAAAAGACTAGATATGTAGATACAAAAACTAATCAAATGTTTTTTAGATTTGATAGTTGCGGTAAGTTTAACAGAATCAAACTTAACACAATTAGTTTTTCCAGTTACGATGCAGTAGTAATATCGGACTACGATAAAGGCTTTTTAAAAGAAGATGATATTGATGCTATTTCTAAAATACATAATCTAACTTTTCTTGATACAAAAAAACAAATAGGAGAATGGGCCGAGAACATATCTTTCATTAAAATAAACGAATTAGAGTACAGTAAATCGAAATATATATTTGAGAAAAAAATATTTAACGACAAGCTTGTCAAGACTCTGGGTAGTGAAGGATGCGAGCACAAAGGTAAAGTCTATCCAGTCCCAGAAGTGGAGGTGAAGGATGTTTCTGGGGCTGGAGATACTTTTTTAGCAGGATTAGTTTCTACTTATATTCACACAAAAGAAATAGACAAGTCTATAGAATTTGCTAATCAATGCGCGACAGAAGCTGTTAGTCAGAAAGGCGTTGTGTCGTTATCTAAAATTAAAACTTTTTACTGGTGAAGGATAGACTTAAATTTTTAGACAAGATAGATAAGGAGTGCAAAGTCAGCCTAGGCCTTGGCGCTTTAATTATTAAAGGTTATAGAGATATCCACGCAATAAACCCTCCGACGCCAGAACAGTTCGCCCAGTGCTACATAAAAGAGTATGCAGTGCCTTTTCCAGAGCAGGAGATACTACTAGAGCTTAGAGCTGATTGTGAAATGTGGTGCGTGCCGGGAGGCAGGCTAGACCCCGGCGAAACAATAACAGAGTGTATCGAAAGAGAAGTCAAAGAAGAGACTAATATAGATGTGGTGCTAGATGATTTGTTTTGTGTTTACTCGGACCCAAAATCTGGAACTTTACGTCACTACTTAGAAGATGACTACATGCAGCAGGTTGTAGATATTTTTATGATTGGCTATCCTACTAGCTATAATATAAAGAAGAGTGACGAAAGTCTGGACGTTAAGTTTTTTAAATTTAAAGACTTGCCAGACAACATGGTCCCTACTTTAAAAAAAGCTGTTAGGCAGTACGAGTGCCTTTACAGGTTTACGAAGAAAAGTATTTTAGAATGAAAAAAGTATTAATTACAGGTATCTTAGGCCAAGATGGAGCAAACATGGCAGAGCTTCTTTTGGAGCAGGGAGACATTCATGTCTATGGCATGATGAGAAGGTCTGGCTCACCAAATTATACCAACATCAAAGAATTTAGAAATAACAAAAATTTTGAGCTAGTAGACGGGGACTTGTCAGACAGCGCAAGCATAGACAGTTTAGTAAAAGAACTGCAACCAGATTACTTAATTAATTTTGGAGCCAACTCTTTTGTAGGTGTTAGCTGGGATGTACCTTTAAGCGTTCTTGACGTTAATACAGGCGGAGTCGTTAGATGTCTTGAAGCTATTAGAAAATTTAAACCTGACTGCCGTTTTTACAGCGCAGGCTCTTCAGAAGAACTCGGCAACGTAGATTATAGCCCGCAAGATATTAAGCATCCAATTAAACCTAGGAGTCCATACGGAGCCTCTAAAGCTGCCGCTAGACATATGGTAAAAGTTTATCGCGAGTCATATGATTTGTATGCGGTTCATTCTATTTTATTTAATCACGAAGGCACAAGAAGAGGGGAAGAGTTCGTAACTAGAAAAATTACTAAAAAGGTTGCCGAAATAAAACATTCATTAGACAACAACCTGCCCTTCGAGCCATTGCAGTTAGGAAATATTGACTCTAAAAGAGATTGGAGCGATAGCAAAGATTTTATGAGGGGAGTTTGGTTGATGATGAATCAAGAAAAACCAAAAGACTATGTTTTATCAAGCAACGAAACTCATTCCGTGAGAGATTTTGTTCAAAGAGCTTTTAGCCATGCAGATGTACCGGGTCTCTGGAGCGGTGAAGGTATGAGTGAGAAGTTTAGAGTTTTCCAAGAGAATACTGTTTTGGCCGAGATAAATGAAAAATTTTACAGGCCAGCAGAAGTAGATCTTTTACATGGCGACTCTACGCCCGCTAGAGAGGAGCTTGGCTGGAAACCTGAGATTTCATTTGACAAATTGGTAGAAAGTATGGTAGATAATGATTTAGCTATATGCCGAAAAGAAAAAAGCTAACGATTTACCAATACATAATTGAGAAATTTATAGGCAATTCCAAGACCATTTGGTCAGACAGAGAAGCTACAAAGAGAGAGATAGCTACGGCGAAGAAGCTGTTAAACGCTTATCCAGACAAAAAGTTCTGGGTTAGAGCTTCAATACCGTTCGACAATCTAGAATCGTTAATCTGGTTTCTCTCTCCTAACGGAAAGCGTTTCCTAATCACTCAATGGAACGAATATACGCTTGACTTGCGTCCAGAAGAACAGCATACTCTGTCAAGTAAACGGATTGGCAGAGCCAAGAAGATAAAAAACACCAAAAAGAGCTTACTAGATTTTTTAAGAGATGGCAGCGAAGAAAAGAACTGATACGTTAGACCCAATCGGGCAAATTAAGCAATACCTCAAAGACCACAAGCATGAGCATTACAACTTTGAGACAGAGGCAAATTACACAGTCTCCAGCGGCAGTCTATTGTTAGACATAGCTATGGCTGGAGGGTTACGCCCTTCGATTATTAGAGCGAGCGGCGTCTCCGAAGGAGGAAAAACTTCCTGCTCGCTTTCTTTTGCACGCAATTTCCAAGATTCTGTAAAGAACTCAATGGTCATTTATGTTAAGTCTGAAGGAAGGCTGTCGCAAGAAATGATTGAAAGGTCTGGAATAGATACTTCTGAGGACAAATGGTTTGTTTTTAAATCTAATATCTTTGAGACCGTTATTGATTTTGTCACGACTCTCATCAAGGACAATCCAACGGAGAAGAAGTATTTCTTCATTATAGATTCAATGGACTCTCTGATTCCTTCTGGCGATATTGACCGGTCTTATGCAGAAGCTACCAAAGTTGCTGGAGGCGCAGTTCTGAGTTCTAATTTTCTAAAGAGAATGGCTCTACCAATTAGCACTAGAGGCCACATCTGCTTTATGATTTCTCAAGTTAGAAGCACTGTAAGCGTTAATCCTTACGACAAAGGAGACCCAAAGCTTACAAACGCCACAGGAGGCAATGCCCTGCTTCACTTTTCTGACTGGATATTTGAGTTTCAAAAGAGGCACAAAGCTGATCAAATAACTTCCAAAAATTCTAAAGATGGAAATCCGGACGGTCACTGGTGCAAAATCATATTTAGAAAAACTCCAAATGAAACTACTGGCGCTGAAATAAAGTATCCAATCAGATACGGCAGAACCGGAGGCAAAAGCGTTTGGATTGAATACGAAGTTTTTGACTCATTAGTCAAGTGGGGCTTTGTGGAGAAAGCTGGCTCTTGGATTACCGTTAATCAAAAACTAATTGACGAATTAAAGCAAAACAAACTTGAGATTCCCGAAAAGATTCAAGGAGAAGATGCTTTCACAGCTTATCTTGAAGAGCGCCCAGAGCTTACAAGTTATTTGTTCAAAAAACTCAAGCAGACCTTAACTTTAGTGTGAGACTTTACAACATAAACGGAAAGCTTGTAAGTAAAAATGTGGTCAAATATAGAATTGATTGGGAAAAATCTTGTCGATCAAAAATCCAATTTGAAGTCAAAAACTTTTTTAAAGATTACTGGGAAAACCATATTTGCTATGAAGAGTTCCCTGTTTTCGGCACAAGACTTAAAGTAGACTTAATAAATTTTACCCGCAAAATAGCCGTAGAAGTACAAGGTGATCAACATAACCAATACAACAAATTTTTCCATGGTGGCTCAAGAGATAAATATCTAGCCTCCATAAAAAGAGACATGAAAAAAATAAACTGGCTGGAAATGAACGAGTTTAAAGTTCTTGAAATAGAAACTAAAGATATCAAAAGTTTAAGTAGATCTTATATTTTTGACACTTTTGGAGTAGACATTTAATACTGCGTGTAATATATTATGATGAGCAAAGAAGTACAGTACGGAAGTATGCCTCAAAAGGTACTGGACGATATAAGTGAGATGTCATACGGTGGCTATGTATTGTTTAGTTTTGACGAAAAAGCTAAGCCTCAAGTCCACGCACAGATATCTGACGACTTAAACGCAATGTCTCTACAGTATTTTATTAAGAATTGGTCTGAGGCTATGGAAGAAATTTCTAGAGAAAGCTTTCTCGAAAATATTACATCTAGAATCCAAACCAATTCAGAAGACGAAGAAGATTACGAAGATGAGTGATACAAATATTTCAGATTATTATCCTAAAGACAAAACAACCCCTCTACCCGGCATGGAACCTCCAGTATCTTTAACAGCGGGCGAAGCCCCAGAACCGACCCCTCAGACGCCAGAAGAAGAGCGTCACCCGAACACTGACGCAGCACCTGTCGAAAGCTTGGCAGTAGATGACTTGGGCATTGATTTGCCAGATATACCTTTGCCGGACGATGAGCCAGTTGAGGATGCTATTAAGGATACGTTTGACGACGCAGCGTTTAATTTCGCAGTCGTAGGCGTCGGTCAAGGTGGCTCCAGATTAGCTGAATCATTTTGGAACTTAGGTTATCGTAGAGTTGGAGTCATCAACACAGCGAAACAAGACCTTTCTCTAATTAATATACCAGAACAGAATAAACTTTTAATTGGTGACGGAGGTGCAGGAAAAAATCCAGACGCAGCAGACGAAGTTTTTCGGACTAGGTACGAAGACATTCTTGACTTTCTAAAAAGAACTTTCGGCACGAGCTATGAAAGAGTTTTAGTTTGCGCTGGCGCTGGCGGCGGCACAGGTGCTGGAGGCGTGGCTAGAGTAATTGATATCTGTCACGACTTGAATCAATCCTTGGGTAAAGAAACTAAAGACACTGATGCAAAAGTTGGTTGCGTTTTAGCTTTGCCAACTAGAGCGGAAGGTATAAAGGTTCAAGATAATTCAAAGAAAACAATTAGCAAAGTAATTGACGCTCAAAAAGCTGGCGTACTTTCTCCTCTTGTAGTTCTTGATAATGAAAAGATTAAACAGCTATATCCTAAGCTGACAGTAAATCAGTTTTGGAGCACTGCCAACAATAGCATTTGTTCTATTTTCCATCTGTTTAATAAAATTTCCGCCAAGGAATCTGCATATACTACTTTTGATAAAGCTGATTTAGATACAATCTTTTCTTCTGGCATTATCATGTTTGGAGCAACTCCAATCAAGGACACTACGGAAACAGGAATCTCATACGCGGTTAGAGATAATCTTAGAAAGAATATCTTAGCTGGCGTTGATGCTTCTACAGGAAACGTGGCGGCTTGCGTAATCATCGGAGATAAGAATTCTCTTGACAATATACCTCAGTCTAGTCTAGAACATGGATTCGAGCAGCTTAGTCGCATGATGGGCGGCGGTTCCACTGTTCACAGAGGTATTTATGCTGGAGCAAAACAAGGACTCGCTGTCTATACAGCTATTGGTGGACTTCAAGCTCCCGACAATCTGTTTGATTACTTCTTTGAGGTAGATAGAAAATACAAATAATACATGTCCCTATATAATCTTAGGCTTGAGAAGCGCGTCATAGGCGCAATTCTCAAATCTCCAGATGTTTTAGCTGAAGTAGATTCATTTCTAACAGTTGAAGACTTCTATAACGATGTACATAAATCTATTTATTCAGTAATTAGAAATGCTTATGTTGCAGGGGATAGAATAGATGTAGTTTTGATATCTGACAAAATGAAGAACATTGGCATAACTGCCAAGGACTCTGTCAACATTTACGAATATCTAGATGGCATAACTTTCTCCGCCCCAAAAGCTTCAGTTGTTCCAGACTATGCTAGACAGCTAATCAAGTATAGAATCAGAAGAGATATAATTGATACTAGCAATTCAATAGAAGAGTACATAAATAATTGTGAAGATGATTCTGTTGATGATATTATATCAAAGTCGGACGCAATATACTCCGACAAAATATTTTCTTATGAGCTAGATGATACTCCAGAAAACATATTAGATAGTTTCTTAGATGAGGTAGAAGAAACTGGCAGGAACCCAATTGACGATAGCGGACTACTAACACCTTATCCGGAGTTTAACAGATTATTTGGCGGGCTCAGAGACGGAAACATATACGCAATAGTTTCAAGGCCCGCCCAAGGTAAAACTACTTTCATAAATGATATCTGCCTAAATACTTCACTCAAAAACAATGTTCCAGCTTTAGTTCTAGACACTGAAATGTCTACAAAAGAAATAAAGTTTCGCATGGCGGCGGCCCAAACAGGAGTGCCGCTTTGGTATCTTGAAACTGGCAACTGGAGAAAGAATGAAGAGATGTATAAGAAAGTCAGAGATTATCAAGAAAACTTTAAAGGCAAGTATGATAATCACCAATACTTTCACTATCATGTCAGAAATAAGACAGTAGACGAGGTTTGTTCAATTATTCGTCGCTGGCACATGAAGCACGTTGGCAGAGGTAATAAATGTGTTATAGCTTACGACTACGTCAAGTTAACTGGAGAGAAGGTAGATAAGAACTGGGCCGAACATCAAGCTATTGGAGAAAAGATAGATAAGCTTAAAAGA